TTCTCCTACTTTTTTAATATTCATATCTATATTTAAAAAATTACATTGTAGATTTTTATTTACTTTTTTTATAATTTCTTTTTTGGTTAATCTTAATGATTTTGTTTTTTTTTTACTTTCCTTTTTATGTTTTTTTTTATTATATTTTTTATTATATTTTTTAGTTTTAGTCATATATATTTATCATAGATTATTTTTACTAAAATTACAAAATTAATTTTTTTTTATGTTTGCGCTCTATATATTTTTTAGTACAATCAAAATAATTAATACTATTTAATGATTTCCCACAATCTTCAGAAATAGTTGCCAATTCCTTTTTCCTATACATATTTAAATGTACAGAATAATTCCTTATAAATTTTCGAAAATTATCTTTAATTCCACCGATTTCCTTTATTGCTTTTTTTATCATTTGTTTCCTTTTTAGATGTCTATTTCTCATAACTAATTCAACATACCATACAGACCAAGCCCCACAAAATCCACCCGGGTCAGTGTTTCTAATGGACGCTTTATTATTATCTATTTCGTCTTCTTCTATATCTTGAAATGAATATTTTGGCATTAATTTATTGGGTTCTATAATTTTAAGTTTAATACCTGCTTCTTTAAAAAGTTTTACCATTTTTGAGTTAAAGGGTCTATGAATAGTTAAATTAACATCATAACCATATGGTTCAAAACGTTCATATGTTTTTCTTTTAACGTCTACAATTGCTATATTAAAATGTCCTTTTTCTACTTTACAATCACTAGAGCCTAAATAAATAGGTAATAAAATAAATTTAATTATTCCTCTATCCGAATTAAATATTCTTTGAATTTCATTTATAAAAATTTTCTTAGATTTCGGTAATGTTAATTTAAATTTTTTACTACTATCCTCACATCTCCATGAAGTTAATACATTCCACATTATATATCCATCACTAAAATCCCCCATAGGAATATAAAACATATTACCATATTTTTCCTTCTCTCTTAAATAATCAAACGAGAAAAATAAGTCCTCTCCATTTCCTTTATATTCGGTTTTATCTACATTTTTATGTTGAAATATAGAACCTTGTACTAAACTATTTGATGTACTATCTAAACTATAGGCGTATAATGAATCTAGTGTTTTTTTAGTTCTATCCGAAGGAATATATGAGTTTTCACTTCTTATAGATTTTTGTGTTTTTTTATAAATATTATACCGTTTTTTATTATTTTTTTGTGTTCTTTTAATATTTTTTGAAGGAGCATATGATTTTAGTATTTTAGTAATTTTACTTGTCATATATTATTATATTATATTTTATAATAATTTATAAAAATTATTATAAAATTAAATTAAAATTTTAAAAAATTATTTATTTATTTAGTTTTTCATATTGTTTAATCAATCTTTTTCTTAATGCCTTTTTAATTTCAAGGGCCTTAATATTTCCATACGCATTTGGTTTACATACTTTTGGATATCTTGCTCTAAATATATCTTGATCTTTTCTTAATTTTTTTGATTCGGTTGTTTTTTTCATATATTTACATAATTTTAGGCATTTATCGCAATATTTTTCAGCTTTTTTAAGTCTATTTATATATCTTTTTGTTATACCATAATCTTTTTCTAATAATTCTCTATCTAATAATAATTCATTTCTTTTACATTCTCCACATAATAATTCTGTTCTAGGCACTATATCTTCTCTCATTTTTGTTAATAATCCTGGTTTTTTATTATTTGTTTGTTTTTTTTTCCTCTTTTTGGTAGGTGGTGGTGTATTATTATTTGAATTTGAATTACTTGAATTTGAATTATTATTATTGTTATTTAATGTATTGGAAGAATTATTTTTAGGTTTTATAGAAGTAGCCCTCTTGCGAAGTTCCTTTCCTATTTTGTTAAGCATATTATTCCCTTTATTTTCATTGGTTCCTCTTCCATTTCTTCTGGCAGTTCTTCCTCCATTTCTTCTGGCAGTTCTTCCGCCATTTCTTCCATTTCTTCTACTTGATCCATTCCCATTTCTTCTTCCTGTTCTATTTCCATTATGTCCCGTATCTCCACCTCCGTGATTCTTTTTAAATTTGTCTAGTTCTTCAGAAAAATATTTCCCTACATTTGCTCCACATTTTTCTTTTATTTGCCCAAATATACCTGGATAAATTAGTATTTTATTAATTTTAGGTAGAGAAGTATTATTAATTCTTTTTTTCGCACGTTCAAATAAAGATTTAATTTTTTTTATATTATCAGTATCATTATTCTTTTTTAAGTCTTTCAAAAAATTAGAGTTGTTCCTTCCATCTTCTTGCATTTTACCAGCAACTACATAAACATACATTATATTTTTGTTATTATTATCTTTTATATCTTCATTATTAAATTTTTCTGTTATAATTTTCATATATATATATATTAGAAAAAAAGTTTAGTCAAAATAAATTTATTTCTTCTTCAAAATTAAAATAGACGCATTTAAACTATTTGCGTCACTTTCTTCTTTATTACCCACACTTATATCTGTTTTTTTAATATCTTTTTCCCCCTCACCTTTATATATATAAGCAACTCTTTCTTTATAGAATTTAGGATATTTTACTTGAATATGGAAATGTTTTATAAGATATTCTAATAGTTTATCATCATTATAGTGGAAATTTCCAAAATAAACCGGATAAATTCTAATTTCACCTTTTTTCTTTAATATTCTATTTAATTCTATAAAAGCATTTAATAAATCTTTAACATTATCCATCCAATAATATATAAAATATTGACTTGTTATTACATCAAAAGAATTACTTGGTAATTTAGTATCTAAAATATTTCCTGATTTAAAATTCGGGTGTTTTTCCGGAAATTTATATAAATCCATTCCTAAAGCTTTATATTTTTTCTGTATTAATTGATACAATAATGCCTCTTTATATATATGATTTATACCACATCCTATATCTAAAAATGATTTAGACTTTAAATACCCAAATACATTTTTAATATCCGGGAATAAATGTTTTTGATAACTTTTTAATCCTCGCCCTGTAACAGGTGCTTTTTCACATAATAAACTCATATTTTTAACATAGTCCCATAAATTACAATTAATGGAACTTCTATTAAGTTTATGCTTTATATAAACTAATAAATTTTGTTTATGTAATTTAGATTCTGGAATTTTATATTGTGCTAACTTATTTTTATTTTGCTTTAATGTTTTTTTCTTTAATGTTTTTTTATTTAATGATTTCTTATGTAATGTTTTTTTTGTTATTTTACGCATATTTAATATATAAAAATATTTAAATTAATAAACAAAATAATATCTATAAATGAAAATATTTAGCGGAACTGCGAATTTAGACTTTTCTCAAAAAGTCGCAAATCATCTTAGTATAAAACTATCTAAAGTTAAAATAGGTAGATTTGCGGACGGTGAAATTAATATTGTTATAGAAGAAAATGTTAGAAAACAAGATTGTTATATTATACAACCAACAGGACCTTCATTTAATCAAACTCCAAATGATAATTTTATGGAACTATTAATTTTATGCGACGCTTTAAAGAGAGGTAGTGCAAGTAGTGTTAATGTAATAATGCCTTATTATGGTTATCAAAGACAGGATAGAAAAGATTATAGTAGGGCACCTATATCAGCAAGAGTAATAGCGAATTGTTTAGAGGCACAGAATATAAGTAGGGTAATAGTATTTGATTTACACGCGGGGCAAATACAGGGTTTTTTCTCTAGTAGTACTCCTTTTGATAATTTATACGTGGAATCGAATTTTATAGATTATATTATTAATAATAAATTTGATTTAGAGAAATTAATGATAATTTCACCAGATGAGGGAGGAATGAAACGCGCAGTTAGGGTGGCTAATAAATTAGGTGTTGGTATGGGAACCATTTATAAGGAAAGAAGTGAAGCAAATATAGTAAATACAATGTCTTTAATGGGAAATGTAGAAAATAAAATTTGTATTATAGTTGATGATATGATAGATACTGGTTGTACTGCGTGTAAAGCATCCAAACTATTAAAGGAAAAAGGTGCTGAAAATATATATATGTTTGTATGTCATGGTATTTTTTCAGGAAAAGCTTTAGAAAATATTAAAAATAGTGAATTTGATAAAGTAATAGTTACAAATACATTAGATCAAACTAGACATATAGAAAAAATCAAAGAATTAGGAATAGAAGATAGAATGGATATTATAGACGTTTCTTGGATGTGTGCTGAAGCTATTAGAGGATGTAATTATGGGGAATCACTTAAAGAATTATACGATAATCCAAAAAAAATTAATTTATATAAATAATTTTATTTTTATTTAGCATTTTTATTTAGCATTTTTATTTAGCATTTTTATTTAGCATTTTTATTTTATTTAGCATTTTTATTTATTATTTTTATTTATTATTTATTATATTTATTATTTATTATTTATTATTTTTATTTATTATTTTATAAAAAAATACATTTTTTCTTAAGTATTTAAAAATGACACCAAAATTAAGTGTATCAATTAAAAAAACAATTTAAAAAATACCCACCATAAAGAAGTATAACAACCGCGTATAAATTACTGATTATTTTTATTACCTATAACTATAATGCCTGCCAAATCTAAATCAACTACTCCTCGCAAAGCGAGACCTTCTTCTGCGAAGAAGGTCACCAAATCTACTAAAGCTGCTGCTCCAGCACCAGCTCCTGAACCAGTTGTCGTAGCTGAACCTGTTGTTGAAACAGCTCCAGTTGTTGCCGAAACCTCAACTCCTGAAATTTCTCTTGAAGACCAATTCAAGGATATTCTCACTAGACTTCAACAATTCAGAACTCTTTCACAAACTCTTATGGCTGATGTCCGAAAACTCCAAAAGAATGTTAACAGACAAGTCAGAGAATCATCTAAAAAGAACAAGAAACGAAAAAACACCGGTGATACCAAGAGACCACCAAGTGGATTTGCTAAACCAACTCTTATCTCAGACTCACTCTGCCAATTCCTTGGTGTTGAATCTGGAACTATGATGGCTAGAACTGAGGTTACCAAACACCTTACTAAGTACATTAAGGCACACGAACTCCAAGACCAAGCTAACCGAAGAATTATCAACTGTGACTCTGCTCTTGCTGGTCTTCTCAATGTCAAGCCATCCGATGAAGTTACTTACTTTAACCTTCAAAGATACATGAAACCACACTTCCCACAGTCTGCTAAGAACCTTGCCGCGGCTGCCTCCGCGGCAACTTCTAGTGCTTAATTGAGTATTTAGACTTAATTGAGTATTTAGACTTAATTGAGTATTTAGAATAATTATTTTTTTTTACATTTTTCAAAACCAAATTATTTTTATAATTGTTATTAATTATAAAAATTGATTTTAATATATCTGTAATGTAATGATGAGAAAAAAATGCTGACACACACTACATTACAAACATTTTCTTTGACAAATCCTCCTTCCTTTGCTTTACAAAGGACGGCGGAAGTTCAGAAGAAATATGACATTGTTATGAAGGATAAGGAAAGAATGGCGAATTTTTTAGAAGATGTAAAGAGAGAATTGGAAACGGAAAAATTTTATTTAGTGGAAAATGATTTTCCGTATTTTACAGAAGACGGTATTAAGCATTTAGTATGTTGGTATAAGGATTGTAATCCTTGTATGATTGAGAGAGAGCTGCGAACTAAATTTGGGGTTATTACGTGTTGGAAGAATAAACCTGGAAATTGTAGTATATTAGAGATTAATCACATTCATGTATTTATACATGGATAGGCAATAATTTATATCTAAATTTCTAAATTAATTGTTTCAATAATTTTATCAAGAATATGGTCTGGTAATTGGATACGTGCAGAACATACGTATCCTTTACCTCCATTATATATCCTACATTTTTTAATATTTGCGGATATTGACTTTGTTATTTTTTTAAGATAGAAAATAGTGCTATCTAATTCTTTTTTTGTCATACCTCTTATTTCTCCGTTATCATCTATACCGAATAAATAAAGAGCCTTGCCATTTCCTTCAATTATTCGGTATAACATTTGAGTAGCCCTTTTTTCAATAAAATGTTGAGGATCATTTTTTGGATGATTTATCAAATATCTTTTATATTCTTTGTTACCGTCATCCTTTTCAGGAGGTTGTTTGGGTATAATTTTATTTATATATATCGGCATTATAATATAAAAACAAAAAATATGGTTTAAATAACTATTATAAAATATTTTTTATTTATTAAATGAGTGATAGGAAAAAAACTAAAAAAAATATTCACAGTAATATTATGATACCTAAAGCTACAACACATACTAATAAAAGAAATAGTAAACCTAAAAATGATTTAATAGATTCATTATTAAATAAAAATAATACAAAAGATAGTATGAAAAAAAATATTATTGCTTTTAATAAATCTGCTGGTAATAATAACGGTAAAATTATTGAAAATTTCCATAAAGCAATAAAACTAACTAATTCCGACGAAATTATTTTAAAAATGTTAGACCTTAAAGAAAAAGATATAGTAAATTTTTACAAAAATATGGAAAAAATGATTGGTAAGGACTTATCACTTAAAATACGCAATGATATGTCTAAACAACTTATTACAGGAGCTACAGTTGTAAATAAAAATGGCGTTGCTTTATCATTATGTCCGTTTTGTACGGAATCTAAAAGTAATTGTGTTATATTGTTATGTGGACATTTAATATGTAATAAATGTGCTAAAAACATTAATAGATGTAAATATCCTTGTCCTAAATGTAAAAAACCTATTAAATATATCCAATTTATTAGCGAACAATAAATTATAAAATTGATTTTTTAAAATTATATTAATAATATTTAACTAATATGAACAAAAATATTAATTACGATTGTTTACATTGTGCTACTTATTTTACAAATAGAATGGATATAAAAAAAATGTGTGAATTTGTGCCTATAAATGAAAATTGTACCAATCCTTATTGTAAAACAATAAAAGAAATTGAAAAAAGGATTGACGAAAATAAAATTAAAGGAGAAGATACAATGGAATCGGATGATGACACATTTACAAATGGGGAAAATGTTAATTGGGATAATTGGGATTTAGAACCTAATGTGAAAAGTTTAAAAAGAAAAAGGAAAAAAAGTATAAGTGATTTAGCAGATTTAATTAAAAATATTAATATTAAAAGCAATAATGGAATTGCGGGTAAAAAGAAAAAAAAACTTAAACAGCAAAAAATTACTTCATATGATATTAATTATTTACTTAATAAACTTAATTTAACTTAAAAGTATAAAATATAAAATAAAATATAGATTAATATAAATATAAATGATTATAAATCTAAGTGAAATTGGTTTTACTTATAATTATACATATGAAGCATTTATTATTACAGATCCTAATAAAATAGTTCAATTTGATTTCCAAGCAGAAAAAAAACAAAAATATTTTTTTATTTTGAAATATAATAGTGCTAATAAACCAGATATTACATTAAAAATTAATGGTGTTATAAGAACTAATAATTTACTTGAAATAAATACTAAAAGTCATAATAAACTAATATCTTTCAATATTCAATTAGGTCCTTATTTATTAAATGAAGGTAATAATACAATTAAGTTTATATGTAAGGGCGATTTCCCCTTATTATATAATTTGGAAATAGTAGATAAACCAAAGATTTTAAATTCCAGATTTCTAATCAATGATTATTTTAAATTGCGAATGTCTGATTTCATTTTATTAGAAACATATAATACTTACGGAGGTTTTTATTGGCATATATACAATTATATCCTTTGTAATTTAATTGCGGATAAGTATAATAAAATACCAATAGTTAATTTTTGTGGTAGTTTATATCTTTCTAATACTGACGAGTTAGGACTTATACATAATAATAAAAACTGGTTCTATAATTATTTTCAGGATAATTTAGATATATCAAATAGTACATATAATACAGTAATAAATTATCCAAATAGAATAAATTTCACTAAATCAATATTAGGTAATTGCTCTACAAAAACAGATGATTATATTTATTATTTTAATTATGATACTTTCGGAGAATTTAATTTTCTTAGTTTAGAAATGAATTTTAAGGATAAAAGATACTATATCCAACAAAAGGTTAAAATCTTAGATTACCTAACTGAATTAGCAACTAAAATAAAACAAGATATATTCCCACCTACTAAACCAAACCATAAATTTATTGGTATTCATTATAGAGGAACTGATAAAGTAGAAGAAGGAGAAAATGACGAGGAACACCCAATTCACTATTCATATGAATTAATTTATAATATTATTAATGATAAGATTACAAAATTAAACGATACTAAATTAAATGACTCTAAATTAAACGCTAATAAACTATATGATATATATATTGTAATAACAACTGACGAACTACCGTTTATATTGTTTATGAAAGAAAAGTTCGGTAATAAAGTTATAAATTATAAAAATGCGGATAGGTCTAATATTAATACTTCGGGTTTAAATTATAATTTCCAGCAAACACCAACCAGGGATAAAATTTATGATAAACGTAGACTTGTAGGAAATGCGAAGCAAGAATTAATTTTAAAAGAAAAATTAATAGATAATTCTATTCATATGGGGAGTAAACATTTATCTAACTATAAGAAGGGTTTGGATTGTATTATAGATGTTTTAATTCTACAAGACTGTGATATAATATATAAATCGAAAGGGAATTTTAGTAATTTCTGTACATATCTAAATACTAATCCTAATTTAGAGATAATAGATCTCCACGATTATGTTTAATTTTCTTTTTTATGACATAATCTTTCGGCAATTTTTGATATTTCATATATTTCATATTATTGTTTTTTTTTATAAAACATTTCCTATCTCCGTATAAATAATCATTAAGTATTTTTTTATATTCAGGTCCTTTCATATAATAATTACAAACATACATATAACCTAAAACTAATAAAAACGCAAATATATATGTATACCATTCTAATATTGCTAAATTAGTTTTCTTCATACATAGACACCCTTCCTTATCTTTTAATTCTTTGATATACATTATCAAGGTATATATATAAAATATAGTTATAGGCAAGGAAACTAAGGATAATATTTTTCCAAATAGGGTTTTAATGTAGTAAGGATAAATTATGAATGATAATGAAAAGAACATATAAAAAATACTAAAATAAAAGATATAATCTTTATTTTTTGTATCAACACATACACAATCATTATGTTTCCACTGTAATATCATTTTGACTATCACTAAATTAAAAATAAAAAAAAATAAACATTCGATTATAATTGCTAAATTATAATTCATTATTTAATATATGTAAATGTAATAAATATAATAAGTGTAAATGTAATAAATAAATATAATTAAATTATTTATTTAGTATATTTTTCTCCGGCAGCGTGTCTTAATGTTTGAATATTTCTTTTTTTCCAATCGTAACCACTTGCTTTTTCACTCATAATTTACATATCACCATTATTAAGATTAAATTTGATTCTTTCTCCAATAGGTTTAGATTTCCGATACCATTGCCAATGTATGGGTCTTGTCTTCCCTAGAGAACAAGCAATAACTTTCTTTCTTTCGGAATCACCGTGAAAACCTATACCGCATTTTTTAACATCATAATATAAATTTCCTTCTACCTCCAAATTTGTTGCTTTTTCCCCAAAAATAATTCCAAGAGAATTCCTCCATTTATTTAGAATAGGAACACTATCATATGCCTTAATTGTCCCCTTTTTATTCTCATAATCCGGTTCTTGCTCTACTTCTCCATAACATACATTATATCTTGCTATCTTATTAAGAACTTTTTTCCTCCTAGTATCCCAAAATTTTTTATCCCACTCAAAACTTAACTGCTCTTCTAACATATTTGCCGCACTTTCTTCTATTAATTTCGAAATACCATCTCGAATAATTAACAAAGCCGCTGGTTCTACACCATTCGAATCTTCGCCTACTAATTGCTCATCTAATCTATGATATTCACTTTCAATACCCTTCTCTAGTAATATTTGTTTAAAATTATTTAACTCTTGAATAGTAAATCCACTTGCGGATAATCCTTCGCCATTGATTTCCATACCTACATGATTTTCGGATTGCTCTCCGGCTGTAATACAAATTGCTGAATTTTCCATTTTATATACAAAATTATATAATTTTTTAATTTATTCAATTTTTAATCATAATATCCACAACAACTTAATGCCTTACCACCTAAAACACATAATATTGTTAAAGCAGATAAAGCAATAATACTCAAATTAACTATAAAAAATATTTCAATATTATTTCCAAGAGTTACTAATTCGCCACATTTCATTTCACAATTATAATCACATATTGTTTCCTTCCTTACATATCTGTCTATTGCTAAAGTAGTTAATGCTATGGCATTTAAAACATAAATTATATTACTAACCAAATTACTACAACATACATATGATAAGGTAACAACTAAACTAAGAACAAATAAGGATAAAACTCCTATATTATATTTTAAATAATCATTACAATCACTTTTTATAGAATGGGAAATAGTGTTGATAGTATGAAATCCATATGAGAAAAAAACAACGTTTGTTATTGATAGTAATATAGAAGAAATTATAAAACAACTATTAATTTTTACCATTTTAATTATATCATAATAAATATAACTTTAAATATTTATTATCCAAAAATTAATATATTATATTTTAGTTAACTAAATTACATTTAGTACATCTATTAGGTCTTTCATCATATGTATAATAATTTGGGTCTTTTACCCAATTATGATTACAATTGTCGTAAATAGTTTTCATTATAGTTTTATTTTCTTTTTCTAATTCTTTAACTAAGTTTTTATAACTTAGTATTCTTCTTTCTATATCCTTGCGTTTTAAAATTAATTCTTTGATTTCCAAATCAGTTAAATTATTTATCATTTATTTACTAAATTAAATTATTTTTAAATTATATAAATAATGACATATAAAGGGAAAAATACTAGAATAAATAATAGAAGAAATATGAATTTCACTAAAAAACAAATTATAACAAAAAGAAATATTAAAAATTCTAGAAAAAATATGAAAATAGAAAATAATACTAAAAAAAATAAGAATATTAAAATAAATAAAAAAACATTTACTAAATCTTCATTTGATTCCTTATTTTCTATAAATTTCCAAGATAAATTCTTACAAAATACAGGAGGTAGTAATATTATTATTATGTATGACTTAGACGCACCCAATGGCAAAAATGCCTTCAATAAATCACAAAATTTTAAATACATACACTACCTTAAAGTAGGAGATAAAGTAATTGTTCCATATGCTCCACCTACACCACCGAAGGGGACACATACTTATATTATAAAAAAAATAGAATTAGATGAAATGAAGATAAAATTATTATTATCTAAATTAATTGAAATAGGTAATAATAGAAAGCATAAAAAATTTCAATCATTATCTAAATATAAATTATTTGGAATTAATATTAAAAAAAAGTTAAAAAGTAAACAGGTTTTTTATGTAAAAAATGAGTTTTTAATGTAAAATAACATTAAGTATATAATCATAAATACAAAAAGAGAGAATAGAAATAAATTAAATCTATAAGTCATTCTAACTAACTTATCTACCTCTTTTTTATCTTTTATAAAATCAGATATATCGTCTGTTGTAAATGGAGCAAACATTATATTTTACTCCTTATTTCTCTTTAAATAATTACAATTTTTATTTTATTTTTTATTTTCTTATATTTATTTTCTTATATTTATTTTCTTATATTTATTTTCTTATATTTATTTTCTTATATTTATTTTCTTATATTTATTTTCTTATAT